ACTTATTACATAGTATGCCTGTAAGTCTGCGCCGCCTTGTACTGTAGCACCCCAACGAATCATCATGTATCCACTAAACTCTTTAAGTTCAGCATCTGTTAATCCGTCATAGAAATCTCTGCGCTTACCATCTAGGGCGGCCATCTCACGCTTGATATCTAATGCTGGGGGTTTTTTAGCTTTTTTTACTTCACTCATCTTTGACTTTTTGATTATTGCGACGTTCTTGTACTGTTAATTTATCTTCGCCTTTACGGGCCCGGTTATGTCTCGGATTCCCGCACAATGTACAATGTGGCTGACCACAATCCATTGCATGATGTTTAGATAATCTATGCGGCTGGGCCTCATCAATGCGCTTACTTGCCGTGCCAAAATTCTTATGTGCCTTAATAATATTAAGTTGTTTCTTAATTGCTCTCCACGCACGATGTAATCGTGTACCGTGTTTGATTTTATCTTCTTCTTTGCTCATACTGGGTGCCAATCTGGAGGTAAAGTTTTAGGATCCTTGCTTAGTTCGTATATAACTATAACACGATCTATAGCTTCTTGTAAAGCAGGAGTTCGCTCGGCTGTAGTAAATATGTCCATCCATACACTACGGTCACGTTCACGTAGTATTTCGGCTTCTAAGTCTGGTGCTAGTTTGTGTAATACTTGTTCTGTTGAACCCGATTTTCGTTTGTATACGGTACGACCACCATCTGGTGATTCATATACATCGTAGGAAGTAATTTGACTAGCCTTATATGCAGTCATATTACCATACTTTACCGTAGTCTACTACCTCACTTTGGCGACTGATGTCTTTGATAAAGAAAGCACACATGGGTTGCTCGCCTTCAGTTAAGGGAATGGCCAACATCTGTCCAGGTTTGAGTTTGGGGAAATACCATTTAACGTCTTGATAAATGTCTACAATTTCTACAGGATGAAACTCAGGTCTAAAACTGGTCAATGGATTAAATGTAAAAACACTAAACCCACGATCATTGATACTGGTTAGTGGTACTACTTCTAAGTCACCAAAGTCGGGTTCGCCAATTAAGATTTGCCAATCTACAGGCATACGAATAGTATTTTCACCAATCTTTAATACTAGTGCTGGACTATTAAATGATTCTAAAAATATTAAAGGAATATAAAAATAGTCGGGATCTTTAGGATCACTATTGTCAAGTACGCAAAAACGCACTTCATCTATTTCCTCTGGAATTTGATCCATTGGGTATGCTGTGTTATCTAAGGTTAATATACGCAGAATTTTCTCCTTATTGCATAAATAAAAGTGCTAATCGCGACGCTACCAACATCCACTAGCTCTAACAGTTAAAAAGGAACTATCAGCTTATGTATTTACAAAACAAATATACTATATATTATAATAACATCATTCAACGAGCAAAGTCAAGAGATTTATCAGATGAAACATATACAGAAAAACATCACATTATACCTAAAAGTCTAGGCGGTAATAATTCAATGTCTAATTTAGTAAAACTAACTGCAAGAGAACATTTTGTATGTCATTTATTACTGCCTAGAATGCTCGATGGTTTAGCGAAAAGAAATATGACTTTTGCTATATGGTCTATGCTCAATCGTGATCATTCAAAACAACGGTCTAGGCATAAAGTAAATTCACACACATATCAAAGACTTAAAATTCAAGTTGCCAACGCATCATCTCAATTACACAAAGGTAAAATAGTTTCAGCTAAAACTCGTGCTAAACAATCTGCTAAAGCAAAAGGTCGAGTCTCACCAAATAAGGGCAAGGTATTGTCGGAAGAACAAAAACAAAAAATGCGTGATACTATTGCAAAAAATGGTCGCATCATTAAACCAGAGACTGTTGTTAAAATTCTAGAAACTAGAAAACACTATCGGCATTCAGAAGAAACCAAACAAAAAATAAGTGCAGGAAATAAAGGTAAAACTGTTGTAATATCAGAAGAAACCAAACAAAAAATATCATCATCTCTTAAAGGAAGAGTTTCTCCTAATAAAGGCAAACCATCGCCAATGAAAGGAAAACAAGCATCTGCTGAACTAATACAACGGTATAAAGATGGGCATAAAAATAGAGAAATTTTAACTTGTTTGCATTGTAGTAAAACTATGACAAAACAAAATTATAATAGATGGCACGGAGATAATTGTAAAAACAAATAATTATTGCCACTGTGCTTTCTCTATAGTAAAGGGGTAGTTTGCTTCTTTGTAGAACTGTTTTCTTTTTGTTAGATGCCGTTTGGCAAACTTACAGGTACTGGTTATGTCCCAGATCTGTACGAAGTCTTTGTCTTCCGCCTTGCGGATGCCACGACCGATTGATTGGATGACGCGAACAAAAGACTTACCGGGCTCAATAAGCACAAGATTAAAAATGCGAGGGATATTAATGCCCACAGCAGCAACACCATAGGTAGCAATAATAATCTTGTTAGTACTTGTTGCAATTTCATCATATTCATCTTTTCTGTCTCCTGCTTTAGTTGATCCGGATACAAATGCCACATCAGGTTTATCTCCTTTGAGTAAACTAAACAAACTACTCAATTCTGCTTGTAGTAGTTTACCTGTTTCAATCCGGTCAACTAAGATAAGTGTATTGCCAGATTCTTTAATAGAATCAATTAACTTAGCCAAGTAGGCAATGCGTTCTGTGTTGGTTACTAGATATTTTAATTCGCTTTGATAGTCCGTGTACTCAACCGAGTCTTGTAGTTGTACTATATTTACGTGACAGTTAGCAAGGTGCCCAGCTTCTTGAAGTTCGCTAGCACTTAACTTGCCTACCACTGGCCCAAGACTACATAATAAACTAACACGCTCGTAATCTTCTTTAGGAATAGTGCCAGTTAATCCCCAACGGATAGGTACCCGAGCAAATACACCTGTAAGTAAAGTCTTTAATGCGTCGGCTTTGGCCATATGTACTTCATCCACCATGACTAAGACTACATCCTCAATAAACTCACCAATAGAAACTTCTGCCGTGCCGGCCTGGGTATTCTTTAACAATATGTTTAAACTTTGCCAGGTACAAATAGTATGTGTTCGCCCAAACTCTTTACGATCGCCAAAATAAACACCTACATCAAGGCCTAAGTTCTTGTAGTCTGCTTCAGTTTGTGTTACTAGGCTTTTGTTAGGGACAATAATAATACTGCGCCCGTACTGCTCTACACTTTTACTCAAAGCCGCAGTCATAATAGTCTTACCAGCGCCAGTGGCAATTTCTTGTATGCTTTGTGGATTGCTTAGGAAGTTGTTGATGATTTCAACTTGATAGTCACGGAACCGAATCGGCTCGCCGGCCTGTGGATGACCTTTGGGCCAAGTTTGATCAGCAAATGTATCTTCGGTGAATTCAGTGAATTCAAACTGTGTCGGATAGTCACGCAGATCTTCTACGTCAACATCGTAGTTTTTACTTTCTAAGTAAGGCAGTATTTCGGGTAGTAAGTTAATATACCCGCTACCGCCAAGCTGAAAGAAAGCAACCTTGCCATCCCAGCGTCCTAATCGGACACTAGGTTGATATCTTGCTCCGGGTATTTCGTATTTGAATTTTTTAACGAGTGCCGTGCGGTCTGACAGATCTAAGCCTTCAATCTTAACATTGACTTCATCTCGAATTATTAACTTAGCTTGCAAATGGTTCGACCTTTTTCTTTGTTCTTATTATACACATCATTGGTAAAATATACAACCTTTTCAGCATTCTGAATCCAAAGCTGGCGGTCTCCACCAAACAACATACCGGCACTACTCACCAATAACGGAATGCGTTTAACAGGTTCTTTTGGAATCTTTTCCGCATATACTAACTTAGTATTTTCTGTTACCGCCCCCTTACCATCCAGGTGTACTACTTCGTCCTTGCTAAAATGTCTAACGAATAACATAGTTAATCTGCTACTTAGGTCGGGCTCGTATATATAGATAGGAAACCTTTTAGTTTCTTGTGCGTAACGAACGATTTCCTCTGCCTGATTAGTGAAATTACTTGCTTGATCGACCCGCAATTCACGGTTAGTGCATAGACTCCAAAAGCGTGTACCGTATGCTTCAATTACTGTTTCTTCAATAACTTTTTCTACGGTATATCCCAATAACGGGGCAGAATCCACTAACGGTAATAAATTATTTAACTCAAATCCTCCCAGGGTTGTGTCAACATATTCAACTAAGGTATTGTGTGCGTTGGCAATATATAACGTGTCTCGTGCTTGTAGTTCAATTTTAATTGGATTTTGTTCTACTGCAATGATTTGATCCATTAGTCTTTGTAAACTTGGATCGATTTCAAAATTGTGTGTACGAGAAAAAGCATATACCCAGTTTACTGTGTATTCAGTTAAGTCAGCTGACCATATTTTCTTATCCGGTGACCATCGTATTGCACCTTTGCTAACACGAGCTTCCTCTTTGATAGTATTAATAATTTCCGCTTGAAACGGAAAGCGAATATTAATCTGATCATCTTCGACCCAAACACGGGTGCTACGGTCAATGACTCTAATAGGCATTCTAAATACAGCATTGTTTTTAACCGGTGCAATATCTACACCTAGCTTAAACAATTGACGCTCATACTTAATAACCAGGTCTGTAGCTAACTTGGCCTGACGGTCTGTAAAACCAATGCCGTTGCGGGCTTGTTCAGCAAAACTTTCTACAACCTTGACATCATATCTTGCAAGGCTAACGGGACTTTCGGGAAGTTGAAATATACTATATGAGGGTTTTCCTGCTGGTGATTTTGAACCAGCAATGATTTCGATATAGTCTTCGACGTAGGGATAAGAATATAGATTTTGTGCCATACTCCTAGTATAGCATAGTTTTAATTTAAAATCAAACTTTTAAGCGGGCGCGAAATACAATACGTCGATGTAGTTCAGTATTATATTGGTGGTTGGTAGCAGGTGTTGACTGCAAAGTGCGACCATCGTAGACTACCAGTCTATTAGGTTTTAATGAAACAGTTCTTCCCCCGTCAAGCCATCCAATTTGAAAATTTCTTTGCTGTGCTCCTGGGATATTGAACTGTTGATGATCCCCGGTTAAACCATCTGGATCTTCTGGGTAAAACATAAGTTCTCCTCCCCAACTTGGATACCAAACAGGACTTGCCATCCATATTATGGTTACGCTAGTTTCATCAGACAAATTACTTGTGTCACGATGAACATAACCATTTCCGTTCATTCCCATATGTACGCTAGCATTGGCATAGACACGCCACCCTTTTGATAAGTTTGGATCAGCGGGCTCAGGGCAAGGATAATCTCTCCATTTAGCACCCTCTGGATTACCGGTGATTTCATAACGATTATTCAATCTTGCATTAATGCTATTCCATAATTCCCAAATTATAGGATGTTTCTTTTGTAAACTAGTTTCGTCGCTGGCAAATAAAGTTCTGGGCATACTAAGGCATTGTCGTAGTGTTAACGAATTGATCCACGAATCATCCCACTCGGCTGGGCGATAAATTTGTAATTCTGGTTTTGTTGGAAAGGTCCATTCGTGATGCCACACTTGAGCAAGTAAATATTCCCACACTCGTTGATGAGTTTCTTTATCTAATACGTCGTCATAAACTTCGATGCGCGGCAAATCAACTCCCGGTATACTATAAGGAGGATTATTTGATTTATATAAAACGGCTTCTTCTGAAGTAGACTGTGTAATTGATTTAAATTTAGACATTGTTAGATATTTATCTAAATCAAATTACTTAGATTAAAAAATCCCCGAGTGGTTAAACCCGGGGATACAAAACCATAGTTCAGGAGCTAGAGTCGAACTATGGGCTGTAGCGTTGCCGCTACAGAAACCATTATGCAGAACGCATACATGTCACTTCCGCCATAGCCTTCCATTTAAGTGGGAAGCTCTTACGCAAGTCTGCTACCTTAATCGCCATACGCAAACTCATTTCGCGAAACTTGTTCTTGTTTTCTTCTAGGAAAGAGATAATTTCGTCCTGCACCGCTTGATCAAAATCATACTCGCTAAACAACTCGCCATCTTTAGCAATCTGCTTGATACGCAGTACTTTGTCACGCATTGTATCAAGTGTTAAGTCTAAGTAATGGCAACGTGATTGTAGTGCATCTAAGTGATCACGCAACTTCTGGCTCTTCATTTGATCAAACTTAAGGTTAGTAATAAAGATCACCGAACCATTAAAGTTAAAACTATCTGGAATGCCTTCACGACGCAACAAGTTACTATCACTCAACCAACTAATCTTACGCTTCTTACCAGAGTCCAAGGCACCCTTCAGCAGGTTAAGTGCAACGTCATCAACAAGAATTGAGTCACAGTCGTCAAATACTAATACACAATTACTATCTGAATACTTGTATAGTGTGCTGTACAAACCCAGCGCCGTAGCAGAACCTTTAACAACTTCAGCACGTAAACGCTTGCCAGAAACCATATCAAACAAACAGGCCTTCTCTACAATGCGCTCTACACCATACGACTTACCAACTCCCGGGGGACCTGATACAATCATTGCACGGATGTCACCTGTAGTAGCCGCGGTAGCCATCTCGTCCAAAATTTCAAAACGCTGACGAATACGTTCAATAACTTCTTCGTCAGACTCTAGTAGAGTTTCTAGTGCAATGGCTTCGGCTACAGGAGTATTGCCTTGTTCAACAAATTCTTGTTCGCTGACAAACTCGTAATCACTCATTGCATCAACCTTAACACGGATGTCATCTGGGAATCCAGGAAAACGACCACCATTACGAACAGTAACATAATTACCTTTGGCGGTTTGCTTAAACTGCTCAACTAATTGAAACATTTGGCCGCTCACATCTGTAGTGCGATATGCGCCATTCTTAACTTTAATAAATGATACAGGCATTCTAGCTCCTTATTATTAACAATACAACTATTATAGCATTATGGGAATTAATGGTCAAGCACCATAATATACTGCATCAGCATCAGCAGACTCTTCGGCCTGTTCCAATACGTCGAAATCCGTTTCTTCTACCACCCAACCCTGGCGGCGCAATTCTGCACGACCTGTTGGTGTTTCTTTCATTGCATCCATAGTGTCATGGATAGCAGTAATACTAGCCTTCAACCACTCTGCACTACGCCATTGTTCCGGTGTGGCCGAACGTGGACGAAAACCATAGAAGTCTTTATGGAAGTCACTGTAGTAACTTTGTAAATCATCAACACTTAAGGTATCTAAATGGTTATCACTCATAACTACTCCTAATTAATTACTATACAAGTATTATAGCATTATGGGAATTAATTGCCAACCAAAATTTAGCTGTTGCAGGTACTATACGGGCTGTATTCTTCCGTGTTGTCTTTATGCAACACAATATTAACTCGATTATCCACAGTTAATGCTGGAACATTATCGGATTCATTATACTCATAATCAATACAATTAACCCAATCGGTAAATTCCTTATCTTGCGGAAATGCCTGTTCGTATTCTTCAATAATCATATTCTTGAGTTTCATTATAATCCTTAATTAAATAGGTGAAAATACTGGGCTTGTTTTTCTAATTGCTTACGATCTAACTGCTGAATTAATGCTAAACTAGAATATATTTGGGTATTATCTATATTGTGTTCTTTATACCCGTCCATTAACATTTCTAAATATCCATCGCTTGGGAATTCGTCGATATTTTCTCCGGTCATATAATATACCATTGCTTTTACTATATTACCATTATAAAATACATTAACTATTTTCTTTAGATAATAAGTTGGATAACCTTCTAATGCGTCTAATGCCATTTCGCAATCTGGAGTAATTTCCCATAGTACTCCCTGTGTAGCAAATTCAGGATTTTTGATAATATCAGCGTGTCGTGCAAAACGGAATTCATGTCCGTAAAGTACGGCCTTGCCTAAGCTCTTAGCATTAGGGCATCGCTGGGCCATTTGGGCTAAGTTGGTATTCATACCATATGCAAAATATTTCATACTATAAGTATAGCATTATGAGGATTAATGGTCAACAAAAAACCCGCCGGAGCGGGTTTTTATGTTAGCGTGTACCAACTTACATCATGTTAGGCATTTGTGGCTGTGGATTGCTAGGATCCTTAGGTAAATCAAAAATTGCACAATCTGTAGTCAACAACAAGCCTGCTACACTTGCGGCATTTACTAGTGCTGTCTTAGCAACCTTAGTTGGATCAATAACACCGTCGGCAAGCATGTCTACATACTGCTCTGTGGCAGCATTGTAACCATAGTTACCTGATCCAGCAATAACAGCCGCTAACACTACGTCAGCTGATTCACCTGCGTTGCTTACGATACAACGGAGTGGTTCTTCCATAGCACGTAGAACAATGTTAATACCAGCTTGTTGGTCAGCATTGTCGCCTTTCA